TCATTCACCACGGACTGTCGCACGGAAGGTAGAAGTTTCTTGAATGTCCGCTCAAACCACGTATAGGTTTTGCGAGGTCCCTTCACATCGGTGTGTCGGAATGACCAAGTCCCATCGACAGCGACCGTTCGGATTTCCTTTAGGCCCATCTTGAAGAATGAGGCGAGGTCTACCTCGGAGAAGGCCGCATATCCACTCGGGTGGTTGTGCGTCATGACGTAGTTGCGTTTCTGATCTGCTGTGTGACCTTGGAGAGCTGGTCCCGGGTCGACGGAGTTTCCTCGACCTAAAACGTGAGCCACGAGTCGACCGTCCGTTCCTACGATGTAAGCCTGTTCGTGGGAATGGATGTGGCGGATCTTCTCTTCAAGCGGTGCAAGCGTCTGTGTCGCATCGGGAGTAGCCGCAGGTAAGGCGTTCATCGCAGCAGGAGAGGGTCGAGTGAAAGGCGGGATGAACGGGATACCGCCCTCTCCGGCTTGGAGTACTTTGAGAGGTGTCCGAACGACTGAGTTACCCCAGACGGCGTCTTCCTTGAGCGTCGCCAGTTGGTTGAAAGCGACCGTGCCCGCTTTGAAGAGTTCGTGTCGACCCGGACCTAAGATTTCCTTCTGAATCTCTGGCGTCTGAGAACGGAACCAATTCTCGCCGTCATAGCGAGGTTCCCATTCATCATCATAGTCGAAGATCGGAACCAGTGTGCACCGACCGTTCGGGTGTTCCTCAAACTGAACGTCGATGTTATAGACCCGGCCGTGCGCTACGATACAGCCGATACAGGAGCGACGGTCTAAAGCCGAGAGTCGCCGATAACCGGTGATGTGGGGGTTACCCCGGAAGCTCTCTAGAATCGTGTTACGGGCCACTCTAAGCGTCTCGGTGCGAAAGATCGTAGAGAACCTCGAGTACGATGCGCCGAGGCCCTCTTGGACCGCAAATCGAGCCATTTTGCGAGGGTTATATCCGAGCCCGATGCCTCGCACCAAGTTACGCTGAAAGTCCATCAGGGCGATGTTCGACGTCCTCTGCAGATGGTTGTAAAGGACGCTACCTTCCCGAGTAAGTCCCACAGCTGACTCGATGTTGTCTCGGTTTACCCGAGAGAAGCCGACCGCATTAGGAGCGTTCGCCATCAGTTCTCGGGCGTGAAAGACCGACTGGTCCATCACGGCCTGTAGGTGACTTTGGGTTAGGACGTTCGTGCTGTAGGCGTATTGCTGCAGGTGACCTCGGACATCGTCAATCAGATGGTTGTACCGGTCGAGGCGATAGAGCTCGCCCGGAGTCATCGGCTCGGGATGTGCTCGCCGGAAGTTCATCGCCTCAGAGGTGATGTCCCGTTCGAGTTGAACCCATGCCCGAGCCTGAGTCTGCCAAGCCTGCTGATTGAAGCTGTTTAGGTGTTGTCGCCAACCCCTTACTGACTCGAGTACCTCAGGCAGCGGCATCGTTCTTCTCCGGTCTTACCGGCTGATCGTTCTCAACGGGTGCGCCGGCGTCGAACTCGGCCTGGGCCTTCAGTAGAGCTCGAGCGGACCGAGCGTCTGCCTCGGCTTTGGCTTCCTCGACAATCGCCTTGATCCGGATGATAACATCGGGATCGTAGTTGAGTAGAACCAGACCGGCCTCGTAGGGAATCTCGGCTCGGTTCAGAGTCTCGAGAACCATGGCGTCGAGGGATGGCATCGAGAGATTCGGGTTCTCAAACGTCGGCTTCATATCTGACTCATCAAGAGCTACTCCGTAGGCCAGTCGGTAGGCGAACGACATGGCTCGAGACCACGGAGCCTCGAAGAGTTCGATGTACTTCTTCGCACGTTTCACGAGAGGGCCTTCTTGGGCCCGTAGGGACTCCCCAGAGGGCTCTCCAGAGCCGGGCTCGATGATATAGCGAGGAATACCGGAGATGGCCCCTAGCGACTGAATATAGGCGCTTACCGCACCGAGGTAGTTCTGAAGGTCGGTGGGCGAGAACTCACCGACTTGAGTCTTACCGCTTTCTTCGTCGCCGGCCGGCAGGTCCCAGATTTCATTTGGGGCGTTGGTCAACATACCGATGTCGGAGTTCGTAATAACCCACCGCTGGCGGAAGGAACCGAACTCGGAAGCGACCATCATGTCGGTGAGGAGTTTACTGACGGCGTCCTGAACCGGAATAACCGAGGTCAACTCCGAACGTGTCGAGACCGGTGAGAAGCGGAAATGGAAGAACGGAATCTCACCGAACGTGTTGGGCTCCGCAGGTTGGGAGACCTCGAAGATGGTATCTCGCTTGAAGTCCTCGAAGGAAGCGAAGACGCCTCGGCTCTGGTAGTACTCGAGTCGGTCGGGGTAGTAGATCGTCAGGTGGACCCTTTTCGTCGCAGCGTCATAGTACCACTTCGCAGCCGACTCCCTTCGGCGAGGATTGTCGTCGGCGTACTTGATGTGGCAGACCCGAGGATCGTGGTAGTATCCTTGGACCTCTTCGGTGATCGGGTCGACCCAGACCATGTAGTAGGCCTCGCCGAACACAAGGACACCCGTGGTAACAAGGTCGGATTCGTTATGGAGTTCGAGTTCGGTGAAGAGCTCTCTCAGCTGTTCACAGACGGTCACGTTCTCAACATCGTCTTCACCGCCGTAATTGAATCCGGTGAGGTTGATACGCTGTCCATAGGTATCGACCACGAGAGCGCAGAGATTGAGGCTGAAGTTCACGTCGGTCATCTGAGGAAAGACCGTAGCGAGGCGTTCAGCGGAGTAGCGGAGATCGGCGTCGCCTTCGTAGTATCGCCACCTCTCAGTGAGCTCGGCCTGCTTGCGAAGGAGCTCGGTGATATAGTAGTCGACGTCTGGCGTGGGCTGTTGTATCTGGGTCATAGTTTAACCTTTTTGGCTTTGGCCTTGAGGGCCTTCGTCTTCATGTTCTTCGTCATGCCGGCTTGGTAGGATCCGGCCTCCTTCTTACCGGGTTCTCTGGTCAAAGCGTAGAGGGCCCAGACCATGGCGTCGAGTCGGTCAGGTGACTTCTCACCGGGAACGAACGTTCTCATCTGTTCTTCGAGGAAAGGGAACCGACCCTGATGTTGGACCTGACCTTGGGTGTATTGAACGGAGATTGGTTCCGCTCGAGTGAACTTACCTCGAGTGGCGTGTATGCTGAAAATCGGCAACTGTGGAGCGGCCTGCCGAAGGACCGATTTGACCATGTCTCCACCCTGGTTTACTTCAGCGATTACGAAGTTGGCTCCCCAGCGTTCATAAGCCTGTGCTACCTCGGCAGCCCAGAGTTCGGGCGTCGCATCGATGGACGCATCTTCGAGTATCACCATGAGTCCGTTCGGTAAGAGGCCGGCCACGACGATACCGGTCTCTGACCGAGCGAGAGATGAAGACTTCGGGTCAACACCGACCACGATCAACTTGAAGTCTTCGGGCCGATAGGTACCGGGCGGAACTCGACATTTGTCGAGGAGGTCGTAGGTCCAGAGAGCACCAGGTACTTGGAGGAGGAACTTACCTTCGATCTCTTGGTCGATGAGATGACTTGGGTAGGCCGAGTATAGCGTCTCGATGAATCCTGGCGGTAGGAAGACGTTCTCTCGACTTGAAGAGTAGATCACTCTAGAGGAGGCGATTGGATTCCGGATGAACATGTCGTACATCCAGTTCGAGCCTCGAGGTGTCGTCGTGAGCCACATCAGACCGGGCTTTCGGCGAAGGCGTCCTAGTGCGACGTTCATCACCTCACGGTCTAGGTAGGCGGCCTCATCCATCCAGATCCAACCGATGTTCGGACCTCGGAGTCGGTCGGGATTCTCGCCTGACCGGAACAGTATCTCCGTACCGTTCTTGAGGGTCATCGTCATGGTCGACTTCGAGAACTCACGGACTAGGTCGGCGGGAGTAACGAGCTCGAGGAAGGTCTGCAGAGTAGCGTCCCTAATCATGGGATAGGTCGGTGCGATGACAAGGCCTCGACTCTTCGCCGGCATCCTCAGGGCCTCAACCGCACCGGCTCGAGTTTTCCCCGAGCCGACACCGCCTGTGAAAAGGCGGAACTTATGCCGTGACAACCAGAACCTACGCTGAGGAGCGGTCGACGTCCTATGAAGTAGGGTTACTGTCTGTTTCTGTTCTTGGAGCGAGTTCACGCCGTTCTCCTGCGGAGTTGAGTAGGATGTGGCTCTTCCCTTTCAGGAGAAGGGTCCCGAGTCGCACGAGGAGGATACCGAGGAACCCACGAAAGCGACCGGGCATCTTGGACATGACCACGACGACTTCAACATAAGGTGTAATCGAGGTATGCCCGATCTTGACCGGAGTAGCCCCGAGCCTCGGGTCGTCTTTCCCAATTCCCTGAAAGTTGGCCATTTACATTTCCCCGATTCTGTGATATAATCCAATTATCAACGACAAACGTTCACACGAAAGGAACACAAAATGTCTCGCCGCAACACGAACCTCTTCAACTCCCGCCGCTTCCAAAACACGAAGGGTATTCCCGAGACAATGACCAAGAAGGCGATTCTCGAAGGCCTCGACGCCGACTTCAAATCCTTCTACGGAGCCGAGACCAAAGTCAATCGCCGCGTCCGCAAACTTGACGTCTTCGCTCTTCGCCGCATCTACAAGGCTCAGTACCTTTTCGAGACCGAGCCCATCGCCCTTCGCATCTCCATCGTTGAATCGCACATCAATGCCGAGATCGAGCGCTACGGCCTCTAATCTCGACTCAAGGCCCGGGCGACTACTCGCTCGGGTCTTCTGCTGTGTCGTCTTCGTCGGATTCGAGAAGTCCGAGGTCGACCACGATGTTGAGGTCATTCCCGTCCTTCCCGGTAAGTTCGAGTCGGTCGCTGTATCCACGGTCCTTACCGATTTTCTCGAGGCGCATCTTGATAGCCCAAGGACGCTTCGCCTGAATGGCGTCGAACAGGCCTTCTTCGGCCATATCGGTGACGTACTCCTTGAGCCAGGTGTAGATATCGAAGATCTCGGGATCATCGAAGATCCGTCGCCTTAGTCCTTGGAACGAACACTGAAGTAACTCGGCCGTTTGGGCGATGAGACCTCGCTTCTCAATCAGGGCTTCGATGACCTCATCCTGTGTGAGGTCCCTGACCTGTCGACGGTTCTCTCGGTCAAAGGCGACTATTCTCGGAGAGACGTCGCTCCAGTCATCAGGAGCCTCTTCGTCTGGGTCTAGGTTCAGTTCGACTTGTCCTTGTTTTCGACGTGCCATCTATCAATCCTTTACGGGGTCCTCGTGACGATATTATATCACGGGACCTCAGGATTGTAAATAGGCTCTTCGTCGGCTTGGTAGTTAGACGTCGAGTCCAAATGAGTCGAGCATCTCCAGCACCGTTCGCTGTTTCTTGGTCGGCTCTACGAAGACTCCCGAGTTCTCAGCCGGTCGCTGTCGAACGGGCAGTGTCCAGTCAAGGTCCTCTTCGGCCTGCTGAGCGTTGAGAGCGAACGCCTCCTCTATTCGAGCGGACAACTCGGTCCAGTACTTTGGCTCCCAATACGTCTCGTGTATCAAACTGTGCATAAAGGCCTCAGGACTTTTGAGACGGTTGTCCCGAGCGGCGACATACGGCATAGTAACTAGTTTCAGATTCTGAATAAAGGCGTCGCCAAAGTGACCGTAGACCTTGGCGCAGATTCTCTCGAAGTCGAGAGGTTCACCGTGGTATTTTGAACCGAACAGACCTCTCCAAATCCGAGAGGCCTCAGCTCCTGAGGAAGGGAGTAATCTCGGAATAGAATCCGATTTGTCTCCGGTCATCGCCTGAACCAAAAGGAAGTAGAAGGCGGAACCTAAATCGTACTCAGCGAAGTACTTTGATTTGTAAGGAAGTCGGTCACTCACCAAGTTCAGAGGAGGCACAGGGTCCAGATAGAATCGGACTCCTCCTCGATCTCGAAGCCGAGAAAGGAACTGCAGGTCTTTATCAATGGCGACAACAGGAGTCTCTCTATGGTCGAGGATAACCAGAGCAGCAACAACATCATCGGCTTCCAATCCGTCGATTGACAAAGTGGTCAGTAAAGGATCATCAGCGATGGTATTCCGAATCTCAAGGACCTGCTGATGAGTGGCTAACTTCTCGGGATCCAATCTCCGCTCTCGCCGGCGTAGTTTGTAGTTAGGATACAGAGTATTCCTGAGATTTCCTTTACCTTCTCCTATGATAACCCATCCTTTCATAAAGTCCCTTAAGAGAAGGTAACGGCCACCCGAGATGATCTTATAAGAGAGATAACCTAGGTCAATAAGTCCATGGTACTGTGCGAGATTCATAGTGAGTTTTCCTTACTAAATAGGCTGAGCATCTAGGCTAATACTAGCGAGGCTACGACTTACGTCGTACCTCGCCTTTACTCTTAACCACGCTAGAGCTGTATCACATACTAATAGGCTACCGGTTACATGAACAAGCGTCATATTAAACTCGCCGCCTTTACTAGGCCTAGTGTTCCAGTAACATAACGCACTAGTTACTAGTACTAGATGCGCGCATATACCACAGAATCGAGTCCCTGTAAACCCCCAACTTGTCGGGAAAGACGTCGAGTTTATCGGGAGAACGGTACACCGACTTCGAGGCACGCTTTCTCCAATCGTGGTATCGAACGCTCCTTCACACCGAAGGATACCGATTCTCCGATTATCATCCAACCCCATGTTTCAATTTGGAGTTCGTTCGTAATCGTATGAAGGTCCAGAGTGTATTCCTTCGGAAAGGTAACAACTCGACCTTTGTTCCGAAGATTCTTGTACACCGTACAGAGAGGCGTGATCCAGTCTAGAGAGGAACCTATCTCTAGTAGAGCGTCGAGTTTATCGGATCCCATCGGCGATTTCCTCTTCCGAGTAACCGATGGCCCGATAATAGGTAAGGCGTCGGCGTTCGATCCGAGCGTAGAGTTTCTTCCAGCATCGCTCATAGCGAGGGTCGTAGAGAGAGTACGTCTGCCGCAGCCAACGGTGTTTGCGTTCGGCTTCTCGCACGAGGCGGGATAGGTATACAAGGCGGTCGAGATCAATCGTCATAGAGGCTCCTATTTGCGCCGGAACTGTGGGATCGAGAGGAATACACGATTATCGACTTGAAGGGCCCTTAGCGATTCAATATGGCGCCATAGCGTCGATTCTGAGACGTTACCGTTTGCGCCGAGTATCGTAACCGAAGAAGTAGTACCCTCCAATCACGATGGCGAGAAGCCCCAGAAGAAGTACAGAGATACTCTTCGGGATTTCCTGGTCGGGCGGCGACGAACCTAAGAGAGGACCGACGATGGTGAAGCCGACCACGATGAGACCGAGAGCGAGTAGTTGTTTCACCTAATGTGCTCCTCCCATGGAAAGCGGTTGTGCTGATTCCAGTAACGTTCGAGTTCTCTGACGAAGGCGTACTCGGTTACCAGTTGTTGAGAGCGATACTCACGATAGGCTTCCTCGAAGCCAAGTCGACGCTCAACGGGAAGTAAGTCCTTGAAAGACTCAAGAATACGACTTGAAGGCCAGTACGGGTTTATCATCTATTCCTCCTGACCCAGTTCCGGTAGGCCGGGTAAGAGATACCGTACTTGGCTGCAACTACCGTGGCCGGTTGGCCTGTTTCCTCGACCTCTTTTTTGATATATGAATAATCGACTGATCTAGAGGTACCCATCTTAAACCGATAGGGAACACCATCATTGAAAGCCTTCATCGCCTCGGGATAGATCTGGCCACGAGTTACCTTCCTAATGGTCACCTTACCAACTCCCAGCTTTTCACTGATTTCAGCGAGAGTAATTCCGGATTTGGCCAAATCCCAGATGCCCCAAATCGTCTCAGGAGAAAGTTTATACGACTCTCTACTCTCGGCACAAGAATTGACTCGGTTATAAAGACCCTCGAGTGAATACCCGTACTTAAGGGCCCATCGAGTAACTATTTTCTTGATCCCGTCTGGTCTTGCATATCCATATCGGCGAGCCAGTTCATTCCAGGTCAGCCGCTCATCAACTCGGAGTCGATAGGCCTCTTCAAGATCGTCGTAGTTAACTTTCTCAGATCGAGCCCCAACCTCGGTAGCCCCTCTGAGGTCATTCATGTTGTCCTCGTGTGTTCCGACGAACAAATGACTCGGATTAAAACAAGTATGCTCTGGACAGCGGTGACAGAGATATTCTTCCGCTGAAAGACTAACCCCCTGAGAAAGTTGGTAATACAGACGGTAAACCGGGTGCGGTCGACCTCTCCAATAGACGAACTGTCGACCTCGAGAATCGAGTCGAGGAACTCCATGTAGGATCCAACAGTCACTATTTTCCTCAACCCACTTCAGTTCGTGGAATCGGTCTATTACCTCGGACTCCGACAATCCCTCGAGATTCATTCGAGGGTCTCCCTTAAGTTTGAGTACTAGTGCCTTGTGAAACATAGTGTACCTAAAGGCAATGTTCACTCTGTGTTATACGCCGGGCTAACTTAATGAACTCATGGGGAACTCATCGAGTTTATTGTAGAAGTCAGACGTCGATTCACAGGCCGCCCAGTTCGAGCCAATCACTAAGTCGCCTCGGATGGGAAGCGACGTAATCAGATCATACTCGATGAGAGGCGACTCGAGCAGACTCCGGAATGAGTTGTGTAAACACTCACGAACCTGGTCGAGCTCGGTAGGAACGATAGACCACATCGCTGAATCATGAACAGTGAATAAAGGCCGACTCTGTAAGCCTCGAGCAGCAAATTGGTCAGTTGTCGTTTTGAGGATCCAGAGCATGATGTCGCTAGCGGCCGATTGGATAGGTGTGTTCGTGGCCTTGCGATAGACGCCTCGTGGACCCTCGTTCGCTAGTTGTCGGTCAAGTCGACGTGTACGTCCGAAAGGCGTATGGATCTCGGTGACACCCGAATTACTTTCCTTTTCAACCTTCTTCAACCAAGCCGAGAGTTTCTTGAACCGACCAAAGAATACGTCCAGTACTGAGTCGACCTCTTTAGGTGATACTCCTATTCGCTTCGCTAGTCCAAACGAACTGCCACCATAAAGTAGACCGAAGACGATACCCTTTACCTTTTTACGTTCGGCTGACGTGATCTCTTCCTGAGGCTTTCCGTATACAATCGAGGCGACAAATCGGTGAGCGTCTTCATTCATCAGGGCTTCAGCCATGAGTTCGTCGCCCGTGATTAAAGCGGCTACACGTAGTTCAGCCTGAGCGAGATCGCAGAGGCCCCAATAGTGGTCGGGCGCGTCAGGTCTGAAGATCGTCTTAAACCGAAATCTGCGCGGAATTTGTTGAAGATTCGGATCACGAGAGGATAGGCGTCCGGTCTCAGCGCCATGAAGTAGGAGACGACTATGAATCCATTCTGTCTGAGATTCCCAATAAGGTAGGAGGAATCCCGTATACAATTTTGAGATACCTCGGTATTCCAGTAGGTTCTGAACGATCTCATACTCTTCAGCCAACTCGAGCAAAACAGGCTCAGAAGTTTTCCACATACCCGTCGCTGTTTTCTCAGTAAGCTCCACCCCGGCGTCGATTAAAGCCTTTGCAGTTTCGGCTGTTGAGTTCCAATTTACACCTTGTGGTAGCTTCGATAGACTCTCCGCTAAAGCCAACTCAGTCTCATCTAGGAGCAGGCCTAGCTCTGTTCTGTCGATTCTTACGCCCCGGACATACATCTCAGAGAGAACGGGAGTTAGATGAGACATGAGACGCCCAGAGGGCTTATTGTATTGGCCTGCAAAGTGATCTCGGACCAATCGAGTTCCGATGAGGTCGAGCGCTAGGTACTTCTTGGAAGTGGTATCACCGCCGGCTCTCGACCCCGGGAGTGCTGTATACATCGCCATCAAGTGCTTCAGCGAGAGAACTTCGGATTGACCGCTGTTGTGAGCGAGGAGCATGGCGTCGACTGTTTCGATCCCACGCCAGAGTGTTGGATCCTTGGCCTGGTACAAAAGGTGAGAGATATCGAACGTGGCGTTGAACAGCGTGACTCGACATTCGAGCTCTTTGAACTTTCCCAGCAAAAGCCGAATCTCAGATTCAGTGGGAGACTCGAGGATACAGGAAACGCCGTCGATCTCCAGGCCGAGCATCGTGATATCCACGCCTAGTTCGAGGCCGGTGGTCTCGATGTCGAGGATAACATCCGAACCATACTCGAGCGGTAACATCATGATGCGGTTGACGGTATCGCCCCACGGATCCTCTTCGAACAGC